GAGTCGGGGGCCGCGCGCTGGCTGGATTGGACGACGAACATCCATCGTCGTGCGCTTTACGCTTCCAAGACCGGCTTTGTGCGCGCCACCAAAGAGAACGATCACGATGACGTGGCGTTCGGTAACGGTGTAATCTCCGGTGAAGAGAACGACCGGCGTGACGGGTTGAAGTTTCGTTGCCATCATCTGCGTGACTGCGCGTGGTATGAGAACCATGATGGTGAGGTTGACACGCTGTTTCGTAAGTTCAAGCCGACTTGCCGGCAGATGCGACAGAAGTGGGGAGATAAAGCTTTGCACCAGAGGGTGCAGGATGCTTGTAAGGACAGGCCCGACTCAACGTGTAATGTTCGGCATATTATGATGCCTGCGGAGGATTACGAGTATCAGACTCGTAAGAAGACTCCAAAGGGACCGCAGTTTGTTTCAATCTACGTTGACGTTGATAACCAGTGGCTGATTTCAGAGAACCCGTCCTGGGAGTTCCGTTACGTCGTTTCACGCTGGGCAACATTGTCTAACTCACAGTATGGGATAAGCCCCGCTGCGATGGTATCTCTGCCTGACGCGAGGATGCTTCAGGCGCTCGCCGCGATTATTCAGGATGCTGGTGAGCGCGCTTTAAGCCCGCCGATCAAGGCGACAGAGGAGGCTGTTCGTGGTGACATCGAGCTATTCGCAGGCGGCCGAACTTGGGTTGACCGAGAATATGACGAGCGATTGGGGCCTGCTATCGAGGCAATCAAGCTCGGAGAAAACCCTGGAATTGGAATTGAACTCCTGCTACGGCTACAAGCCCAGCTTAAGGATGAGTGGTACGTCAGTAAGCTTCAGCTTCCACAGCAGGGAGCCAAAACCGCCTACGAAACAGCGCAGCTAGTTGAGGAGTTTATCCGTTCTAACATTCCTTTGTTCGAGCCGTGGGAAGCTGACAACGTGGCGCTGCTGGAGCTATCCTCTTCGATCCTTCTGCGAGTAGGTGCGTTTGGGCCTGTCGAGAATATTCCGCCGTCTTTACGTGGACAGCCGATGACATTCTCGTTCACCAATCCGTTGCAGGATGCGCTGAAAAAGAGCCGCGTTTATCAGTTCCAGACTGCGGCTCAGATCAACTCTATGGCGCGCACGATGGACCCTGCGGCTGCGGTGGACTTCAATGTGCGTGCTGCGCAGCGGGAGGCAATTGAGGGCTCTGGCGCTCCTGCCGAGTGGCTTGTCGAGAAGAAGGATGCCGATGCAGCGGCTGCGCAGCAGAAGCAGCAGCAGGCTATCCAGCAGGCTACGCAGCAGATTGGTATGGCGGGGCAGGCCGGGCAGGATGTAGGTAAGGCCGGACAGGAGATGAAGATGGGGCTGGCAGCGTGATTCGTGAGGGTGCTTTGCTGCTTGCCGACTACACCGATCAGGATGTGGCCGCGCTTAAAGCGCTTGCCGGGGATAAGCGGCACGAGCGGGCGTTGAGATGGATCATCAATGAAGCTTGTCTGGTGTACGATGAGGCATTTGTTCCAGGGCAGCCAGACATGACGGCCAATCGACAGGGCAGGCGCTCAGCCGGATTGCAGATCGTGAAGCTTATTAACTTGCCACCGAAGGAAACTCCCGAGCCTTTGGACGTTTCTATGGTGCGGAAGCGGGCTGTGAAAGGACGACTTTAATGAAGACTCCTGTGAAAGCTCCTGCTGAAAAGTCCTGGGCCGGCAAGGCCATGGATAAGTTTTCAGCGAAAGATGACGGCATGGAGGTCGTTGAGAAGAAGGATTCTCAGAAGAAAGCCGCTGAAACGGTGGCGACCCAGAAGACGATTCCTGAGAAGGTGCCTGACGCCGAGGAGATGACTGACGACGAGCAGAACGAAGCCGACTACAAGGTCATCTCGGACGACGAGAAGCGGAAGATGGCGGTCGAAAAGCACCGGGATGCCGTTCAGAAAAAGGAAGTAGAGGGAATACGCAAACCAGCGCGCAAGGCCGGTGTTCACTACATCAGTGAGGATAAGGCTTATCCTGCCAACGAGCAGATTGTCCTGGCGCGCATCCCGACGAAGCCGCTCTTCCTCGCGCAGTTTCGTTATGCTGCCAAGTCTGTGCCTCCTAACGATCCGGCCAAGGGTGACTTCTACGCCAATGTCGGCGGTAGCTGGTCGTCCCTGGTTGGCAAGGTGGACGCCTGGATGGCTCTCCCGGAGTTTTAGGGGTGTCTGACAAGGTAGTAAGTCTAAGAGGCGAGCCGATCTATCAGGGCTCGCCTCAACCCGATGTTATAACCGAATTGGAGCAGTTGCTGGAGCAGGCCAGATCGGGGGAAGTGGTTGGCCTGGCGGTAGCGCTTGCCTACCGTGATGGAACCAGTAGTTGCGGATGGGGTGGCATTGTTTCTATTTCTGTGGTCGGACAGTGTTTTTCTGTCGCCCAGAGGATTTTGCGTGAACTGAATGGATGGACAAATGGCTGACGAAGTGGTAGGTGGTGCGGTTCCTCCTAATGAACCTCCAGGGGCCGCGCAAGCGGCCCTTCCTTTGTCTGAAGGCGCTGAGAAGCCGGCAGGCACTAATGGTGCAGGGCTGGGCACAGAAGCGGCAAGGAGTGACGAGCCTGTTGGTGAACGTGCTCTGTGGCCGGATGACTGGCGCGAGAGACTGGCCGGCAAGGACGAGAAAGAGCTATCGCGTCTAAAAAGATGGAAGGACCCGGAGAACGTTTACCGGTCGCTTCGCTCGCTGGAGCAGAAAGTCAGTTCCGGTTTCTATCGTGCGGCGCTGAGCGAGGGGGCGTCGGAACAGGAAGTCACTGAATATAACAAGGCGCATGGTATCCCAGAGGAGCCGACAGCGGAAGGTTACGGGCTGTCCTGGCCGGAAGGCTATGAGGCGACGGAAGCCGATAACGCTGACCTGGCTGGTTTCCTTGGTGAGATGCACGGGGCGCATATCCCGGCGCAGACGGTTCAGAAGGTCTGGCAGGCTTATATCGGTTTGCAGACCAAAGCTGCTGAAGAGCTACAGGTCGCGGCGGCGCTGAAGTCCGATGAGTACAAGGCCGAGGTTCGCTCCAAGTACATGACGGAGAACGGCCGGTTTGATCGTGCCAGGTTTGAGCGGGACGTGCGTCTCGGGAATAACTATCTTGCTGAGCATCTGGGTGAGGAGCGCTCGCAGGAGATTACGGCTCTTACTCTGGCTGACGGGACGAAGCTTGGCGACAACCCTTTGTTCTATGAGCTGTTCACGTCGGCTGCCTTGAAGGTGGCGGACGATGAGAGTTTGTGGAATATGGGGAATGGTGCGGGGACCGCAGTGGGTTCGATAGACGATCAGTACCAGGCTGCGCTGGCGCTCGCGGACACAGACCCGAAGGCTTATCATTCTCCTGCTCACCAGCAGAAACTGGTGAAGCTTGCGGCAGCCAAGGCAAGAAAGGCAGCTTAAATGGCATTCCCAACTGCAAACACGACTGGCGTCCCGAAGGGAACGGTCCTGACGGTCCATTCTGGTGACATGCAGATCGATACAGATGGTGCTGTCATTGAGAATATGGACATCAAAGGCGTAGCGATAATCGATGCTGACAACGTGACGCTGCGCAATTGTCGTGTCGCGTCAACAGACACCTTCGTCGTTGTTTGGGTTCACGGCGCAAACGCTCTCATCGAGTTTTGCGATATTGCCGGCATCATCCACGCTGGAGGGCAGAAAGCCATCTGGATAGACGGGGCTGTTGGATGCACCGTTAGACGCTGCGATCTATCGAACTGCGACGATGGACTCTACATCTCCGGCAGCAAGCACACCATCCGCGCGAATTTTATCCACGGCATGGCGTCCGGGGGCAACGATCCGCACTTTGATGGCATTCAGCTGGAGGGTGGGGATACGGATCATATTCTTATAACCAATAACAATATCGAAATGGCTATCGAGCAGAACTCTGCCATCACGATGGGTGTAGTGCAGAGCGTCAAGATCGATAAGAACCGGCTCTACGGTGGCGGCTACACGACCTACTGCGATGCACGGTTTGGTGAGGGCACGATGGCTAAGGTCGCGTTCACCAACAACAGGTATGGCACTCACAACTTCGGCTACACGGCGTTTGAGGAGTGCCCTCCGGGCGTGCCGGTGTTCACCGGGAACGTTGATGATATCACCGGCCTGCCAATCAGCGCCGGTCAATAGATTCCGTAAGGAATAAACCGCCTGGACAACCCGCATTGCGGCTCCAGGCAACCGCAACCAGGCTGAGAATAGCCCTGCTTTCCAGAAGACGGCCCGAAAGGCAACCCGTCAGATGGCAAAACAGTAAACCTGTTCTTGTGCTCCATGAGGTCTTGCATTGAAAGGGCAAGACATTGGCTGACACAGCATATCAAGTCCTCTACAGGGACGAGTGGATTCATGGTTTCGAGCGAAATCAGGCTCTGCTCAGAAATACGGTTACCACGCAGACGATGACGATGGAGAAGGGCGCTCGACAGGCGGTCTTCCTTGTTGCCACGTCGGCCCGCGAGGCTGTTACTCGTGGACCGAACGGCCTGATCCCGTCCGACACCGATGATCTCGTTCAGAGCACGGTGACGTTGGCGGAATACCATGATCTTCCGCAGAAGACCGGTTTTAACATTTTCGCCGGGCAGTCGGATCAACGGGCGATCATGCAGGTCACGTCACGCTCTGTGATCAACCGGCACATTGATGATATCATCATCGATGCGTTGGAGACCGGCACGGTAGACATCAATGCTGCCGGCGAGCCGATGACGAAGGCTCTGGTCAACAAGGCGACCACGAACCTGTGGAATGCTAACGTTCAGAACGACGGTAATGTCTTCGGGCTTCTGACCCCGGCGGCATGGGCTGATCTGAGCGATCTTCCGCAGTTTACGAGTGGTGACTACATCAACGGTCGTCCGCTGGTGCAGGGTGCTCCGTCATCTATCGGCGGTGTGCGTATGATTGATTGGCTTGGCGTGAAGTGGATCATGCATACGGGTCTTCCGGGTGCAGGCACTGCTTCTGCGAAATGTTTTATCTACCATAAGTCTGCGGTTGGCCACGCCTACAACGATATTCAGGCTCTCGCTGGGTACCAGGAAGAGCAGGACTATTCGTGGGCTCGCACGACCATCTACGATGGTGCGTTGAAGATTCAGAACAGCGGCATTGTGGTTATCCTCCACAACGACGTGCCTCTGTCGGCTTCGACGTAGTAGGGAGGGCAGCCACTATGGCTTACACTCCTTACACTCTGGCCACGTTCGGGTCGGATGGCATGATGGTTGCCAGCGCACAAGCTGGTGATCCGAGTGTCGCTCGTATCTGGACGTATGTGACTGCGGACGCACAGACAACTGTCCGTGCGGCTAACTACTTCTCCGACGCCGAAAGGCGCAACATGTCGGAGAACGACATCATATTCGTCATAACGACGGCAGGCGGTGCTCCCAGCACCTTCTACGTCTCGGCGGCTATTTCCGTCGCAGTGACGGGTGCTGATGTTGCGGACGGCACCGCAATCACGCTCACCAACTCGTAGAAAGGAGACAGACAATGACATTCGATGCCACTGGACTGTCGCTGAGCAATCAACTGATTGGCGGTAAATACCGTACGTGGGTTTACAAATCCGCAGACGCCTTCAGCACAGTCGATAATACGGACTACTTCGCCTTGATGGGCGATGGGCTTTCGGGCTCTTTCAAGATGGCTCTCGGAGATTTCGTTATCTGCGAGAAGACTGACGACGGATCGGTGGTTCTTGCCTATGTGTCGGCGGTTGATTCCGACTACAATGTTACGGTAAGCGCCGTTGGTCTCAGCGGAGCTTTAACCGGGCCGCAGGCGTTCGAGAGCACTCTTGCCGTGACGGGAGCTACGACGCTCTCCAGCACGGTGACGATCTCGGGTGCTGCAACGTTCTCCTCCACGACTAACACGCTTGGAGTAGCGACGTTCACCAGCATCACTGCGACTGGAGACTGCAACATCGGGAACGCGGCTGCCGATCTGCTCGCGTTTCACGGCACGACGGCGATCAGTCAGAGAGCCGGAAGCAATCAGGCGACGAGCAATGTCGTGACGAGTGCGACTTACGGAACGTTGCAGGTTGCCCAACTGAATGAAGTCCAGAATGTTCTTATCACTCTGGGCCTGATGAAGGGTGGTGCATAGCATGGCGTTCGATGCATCCGGGCTGTCGGTAGGTCATCAGCTTATCGGCGGCAAGTATCGGACGTGGGTTTATCGCACCTCCGATGCTTTCGGGACGGTCGATGACACTGGCTACTTTGCTCTTATGGGCGATGGTTTGTCTGGGTCATACAAGATGACTCTCGGCGATTTTATGATCGTCGAGAGGACAACCAGCGGCTCGATTGCCTTAGGTTACATCTCGGCCGTTGATGCTGACTACAACGCCACGTTCACTGCTCTGGGTTTTGGTGGTGCGGTAGTCGGTGCTGTGACTATGGACAACACGCTGACAGTGGCTGGAGCCGCAACGTTCGGTTCCACGGTGACTATCAGTGATGCATTGACGCGCTCGGGTGGCTCCAGCGCGGCAGGACTTGCAACGTTCACGTCTGTCACGGCTACTGGTGATGTGGCATTTGGTGACGCCGCAGCGGACCTGTTGGCGTTCCATGGGACGACGGCTATCAGCCAGCGGGCTCATAGCGATCAGGCGACTACGGCTGTTGTGACAAGCGCCAGTTTCGGAACCAGGCAGGTTGCACAACTTCAGGAAGTCCAGAATGTCCTGATTACTCTGGGCATGATGAAGGGTGCCGCGTAATGAACAGGGCTGGGGCGTATCATGCCCCAGCCCTTAAACTGCTGATAAAACAGGAGACTGCATGTCGTCACCAATGTTTCATTTCGACAATTCTCTGGACGAGAAACCGCAGGATCGCCTTCTGCATGTAGGGTGTGGATGGGGTAAGCTGCCTGACGATCCGGCGTTCGCCGGTCTAAAAGAGGTCAGGCTCGACATTGAGCGAGCCACGAGTCCCGATATCCTGGCGTCGGCCACTGATATGGGTGACATAGGAACCTTTAAGGTTGTGTATGCGTGCCATGTTATGGAGCATCTTTTCCCGCATGAAGTGCCTGTAGCGCTTAAGGAATTTCACCGGGTGCTGGAGATGGGCGGGGCCTGCTACATACAGGTTCCAGACCTTGAGGACGTGCGCCCGACGAACAAGGTTCTGGTAAACTCCGCCGCTGGACCGGTTGCCGGGTTAGATATGTATTATGGTTTTCGTCCTGCGATGAAGGTGCTGCCTTACATGGCGCACCACACCGGGTTCGTGAGTGAGACGCTTGAGCAGGAGCTTGTCGAGGCCGGATTCAAGCCAATCGTGCAGCGGTTGCCAGATTATAATCTTCTTGGGATCGGGCTCAAGGTATGAGTGATAAGCCCAAGCCACGTCTCGTCATTATGACTCCTACTGTCAAGAAGCCGTTTGACGAGTACATGTCATCTATGGAGACTGCGGCTGCCGTGCTTGAGGCTGCCGGCATAGAGGTGATGCTCGTATTTGAGATAGGCAACGCTTACATTTCCGGAGCTCGCGCTACGCTCCTGCGTAAGGCTCTTGATCGCCGGCCTGACGCGGTGATGTTCATCGACCACGACCTGTCGTTCACCCCGGCTGCGCTGAAGAAGCTCGTAATGACGAAGGGAGATATCGTCGCCGGCACCTACCGTTTTAAGGAGGATGTCGAGCGTTATATGGGTTTCTGCCATGTGAAGGATGGTGCTCTGCAAGTTCGTCAGGATGGGGCGCTAAAAGCGACTTACGTTCCGGCAGGGTTTATGAAGATCACGCGGCACGCGGTAAACTACTTCATGGAGAAATATCCAGAGCTTATTTATGGAGAGCGGTGTCTTCCTCATATCGATCTGTTCAATCATGGAGCCATGAGCGGTTTGTGGCACGGCGAGGACTACGCTTTCTGCAAACGCTGGGGCGATATCGACGGAGATATCTGGCTGGTGCCTGACCTGGATATCACTCACCATACAACGGAGGCTGCTTACCCTGGCAACTTCTGGAAGTTCATTGTTTCTAAGGACTACAAGGTCCGTTCTATCCCGCAGGAGAATCTAGATGTTGCAGCTTGATGTCACTGCTAAGTTTCCTACCAGACTGTTTCAGTCGAATTGGAACACGCATCAATTTATTATCGATCAGACTAAGTTCTCTGTGGATGACGTGCTGAGCGCGAAGTTCTATTCTCAGCTAAACAACCCTAATACGTTAAGGGTGATGGATATCATTCATGCCGTAGCTGCCGATTTCTCCTGGGATGTCGAGGCCAGGCTGACGATGAAGCGACCGGGAGAGATGAAGTTCTCTATCATTCGCCTGACGCGGAGCGAGGCGGTTATTGCTCCGCCGGCTGAGTCCAGGGAGTTCAAGGCTCAGCACTACGGGCATGGGAGATTCAGGGTCGTTGAGACTATTACCGGGAAGATCATCGCGGAGGGGCTGGACCGCGAGGCGGCAGAGGCTGAGTGCGTTCGGCTGGAAGCGACAAGGAAGGCTGCTTAGATGGCAAGCACAGACGCAAGGCCAGTTCCCCGGAAGAACACGGCTTACCGGGTGACGTTCCCGATTGTGCTTAGCACCACGGGTGCGACCGTGACGGGGGCTACGGGTCTTGACAGCGAGGTATCTATCGACGGTGGCACGTTCGCGGACTGCATAGCAGAGGCGACGGAAATAGCCACGGCGAGTGGTATTTACTATCTCGATCTGGCGGCAGCGGAGATGAACGGCGACACGATAGCCATCGTTATCAAGACGACGACGGTTGACGCGCAGCCGACAGTGATCGTTCTCTATCCAGAAGAGATAGGCGACTACCGGGTTAACGTGTCTCAATGGAATGGCACGACGGTAGCTACTCCTGCTACGGCTGGCATACCGGACGTGAACGTGAAGAACGCTGCCAACGTCGCCTGGGCGTCTGGTGCTATTACGGCTGCCTCGATAGCTGCTGACGCCATTGCATCGACGACGTTAGCCGCTAGCGTCGGAACGGAGATAGCTACGGCAGTGTGGGCGTCAGGGACGCGACTGCTTACGGCCGGCACTAACATTGCGCTGGCTAAGGGGGTTGGTGTGACCGGGTTTACCGACTTGTCAGCGGCAGACGTGCGTACCGCCGTTGGTCTGGCTACTAATAATCTCGATACTCAGTTGTCTGGTCTAGACACTCAGTTCCTATCCGCAGCAGAGTTAAGAAGCGCTATTGGTCTTGCCACCAACAATCTCGATACGCAGATTACGGCTCTTGGGGCACAGTTGACTGCCATCGATGATTTTGTAGATACCGAGGTAGCTGCGATAAAGGGACAGACGGATAAATTTACGTTTGGAGTTTCCGGTCAGGTCAATGCCAACGTGACTTACATCAACGAGATTGAGGTCACAGGTGATGGGACAAGCGGAACAGCGTGGGGTCCTGCCTGATGGCGTCAGCATGGGAAAGTTCCTGGGAAACTAATTGGCTCAATGCGTGGGGCACGCTTTCTGCTGTTATAGTGGCACCATCGAATGAGCGCACTGCGGTTGTCGTGGCTGAGAACAGGATGCTGTTGATATGACGCTTTCCTGGCCAAGCAAGGACACAAATGAAGTTCTTGACTATTCTCTAGATTGGTCGAGGCGTCTTGATGGCGATACGATTAGCACTTCGACGTGGACTGCCGCTTCCACCAATCAGGACGCTGTTCTGACTATCGGAACACGCACTAACACTCCGACGACTACGACGGTCTGGCTGTCGTCAGGAACGACGTTCAAGACATATGAGCTTACCAACCGCATCGTAACGGCTGGCGGTCGCACCATGGACCAGACAGCAAGGATAACCATTAAAGACAAATGAGCATTCAGCTTCGCATTTACCGTGACGCGGCTCGCTTTGCGGCGGATGTCAGCGTTGATTCGCTATCGGAAGATAGCGTTATTCGTTATGCGCTGGATGAAGCTTGGGTTGGTGGTCCGCTGTTTGTATTGAGGCAGGCTGCGTGGAGGTTTGCGCTTCTTACTGAGGATATTGTCGGAAGCACTTCAGGTAATATCCCTGGATTTACATATACATTTACTCTTCCGGCGACCTGGGTTCGCACTCATGCTATTTTCAATCTAAGTGATTCTAAGGAATGTCCGGTTGACATTAAGCAGGAGACTGCAAATTTCTATGGGAATATTACTCCTCTAACAATTCGCTATGTTTCCAGCACGTATGTTGATTCAGATTATTGGACGGAGCACTTCTCTAAGGCGGTAGCGGCTTATCTTGCTTTTGATATCGTAGATAAGATTTCTGGTGATCCGGCCAGACGTTCGCAGATGTGGGATTTATTCCAGCAATTTCTGCGGAACGCGATGGAGCATGATGCTCTTACGGAGGACCCGTGGTTAAATCATCAGCTTGACGGGTCTTTCTTGTCGGCTTCGCGTAACATGCTGACGCAAGGGTTTTGGAGATTTGCCCTAAAGACGGCTACTCCCGGCTCAAGTGGCACGCCAGAGCCTGGGTTTTCAACTTTATTCGCGAAGCCTAACGATTGGATGCGTACTCAGAATGTCTATGTGATAAATGGGCTTACCGAGCTTCCTGTAAATTGTCGGGAGGGGCCTACCGGTTGGAGTTCCAGCGCGCCGATCATTAAGGTTCGTTATATCTCTAGCGACTATCTAGATTCAACGACGTGGCCAGAAGAGTTTATGCGGGTTGTCGCTGGATATCTTGGCATTAATTTTGGCGATGGCGCTCCGGTTAATGACAAGGGAGAGCCGCAACTTCCATGGCCTCAATATCTGAAGCGAGCGCTTGATAATCTTACTGTTCCAGAAAGTCCTTGGCTCAAACATCAATTTGACGGCTCGTTTTTATCTGCGTCTAAGAACATGATTACGCAAGGGTTCTGGCGCTTCGCGTTAGTTACCGCGACTCCAGGGTCTAGTGGCAATCCAGAGCCTGGATATAATACTCTTTACCTTAAACCAGCCGATTGGATGCGAACGCAAAACGTTTATGTGCTGCAAGGGCTTACTGAGTTACCTGTTAATTGTCGTGAGGGTCCATATGGTTGGAGTTCTAGTGCTCCAATTATTAAAGTGCGTTATATATCTACGCTATTCCTTGATCCGACGACGTGGCCAGAGGAGTTTTTGCGGGTTGTTGCGAGTTTTTTAGGTATCAAGTTAGGGGACTATGCTCCTACAGATGATAAGGGCGACCCGCAATTGCCCTGGCCTCAGGTACTTCAGCGTGCTCTTGACAATCTTTCCGTTCCCGAGAGTCCTTGGCTAAAGCATCAATTTGATGGGTCTTTCCTATCTGCGTCAAAGAGCATAATTGAGCAGGGATTTTGGTATTTTGCATTGAAGACAGAGGCTCCGGCTGAAAGCGGGAGTCCGATTACCGGGTTTACTAAGTCATTTATAAAGCCGATAGGATGGATGCGTACGCACTCCATCTTCAAGCTATCTGGTTCCAAGGAGTTGCCGGTAGATTGCCGGGAGCAGGGAGACTATTGGTTTGCCAACGAAGATATCAGGGTTCGATATATATCCACTGCGTATGTCGATCCTACCGCATGGCCGGAAGAGTTCACGCGAGTCGTCGCGGCTTATCTTGGCATAGATTGGGGAGATGGGAACGCTAGGGCCGTTACGCCAGACGGGCAGGGCGGTCAGAAGATGATGCTCTGGCCACAGTATCTACAGCGAGCTTTAGATAACACTGCGCTTTTACCCAATCCATGGCTGACATTTCAGTTAGATGGAAGCTTCGCGCACGCTGTTGATAAGATGCTGGAAAGCGGCTTATGGAAGCACGCCATTGCGACGGTGAGTCTCGACTCTGCAAGTGATGACGCATCTCCCAGCTACGCCTACGCTTTTAATAAGCCTTCCGATTGGATCAGGACGGTTCAGGTTTATGAGCAGATCGGAACTCCGAGTGTTTTCCCAACGGCAGACTGTGACATCGATTTTCGTGACGAGGGCGGCAGGCTTCACGCAAACGTCACCCCGATTATCCTCCGCTATCTATCTTTCACCCTGGGCCGTGCTCCAGAAAACTGGTCAGACGATTTTACAGAGGCGCTGCTTGCCTACCTGAATTACCAGCAGGCTGTTTCTAATCCTAAAACTTCGGGAGCAGGACTACAGGCCAAACTTGCTGCTTATAAGGATGCCGAGAAGAATGCGCGTCTCAAGGATGAGATGCGTGAACGACCCAAAATGTACACCGTAGGTGTGCTACGGAGGTCGCGTGGCGGACGGTCAAACTACGACCGTGAGCAAGGATGGAGATGGTGATGCCGACACAGGCACAGATTGATGCGGCAAAGCGGCGTGTACGGGAAGCTGCTGATAAGGCTCAAGCGCAGAGGATACAGCGGCAAGCGAGAATTGTTCGTAATGTTTCGGCACCAGTGACCCCAAAGCCTGTAGTGAGGGCCGGACAAGGGGCTCTTACCGGAACAGGGACACGCCCAACTATTCCAGGCGGGCCAGCGGAAATGATGACGCCGGCTCCTATTGGTCGTGGCGCAGTGGCTAGGCCGGTTAATGCACCGGCACGACATATCGATCCGACTGTCACCGGCTATGCCGCTTTGCAGCCCTTAGGTGCGCCGGCAGCGCAGGCTCCAATGACTTCGATAGACATGCCGGCATTGCCCAGACCTCGGCCGAACAGGCTTGCCAGCACCAGCGCGGAAGGAGCCAGAATCGCGTTAGACGTTCGGACTGGTCAGAATATGGCGGAGGGAATGAATATCGCTGATGCCGCTCGTGCGGCTGGTATGGCGGCGACTACGGCTAGATTGCCGCAAGGGCGTCCTCCCCAGTCGCCACAGCCTGTACCGGGCAGTCTCGCCAGCACCAGCGCGGAGGGGGCGAGGATTGCAGCCGGGTTCCGTAAGGCTGGAATGCCGGCCAGGATGGCAAAGAAGAAGGTGGTAGCGAAGAAGGCTGCTGCTAGGAAGGCTGCAACGGCAGCGGCTCCGCCTAAGCGGGTTCAGATTACCAATAATGCCCAGTCAGCATTCGAGTTTGCTCGTCAGGGGCAGGCGTATCTGCGAAAGCTCCACGGCAAATCATAATGGCTGACCAGGCCTCGCGTGTCATCTACAATCCTGACCGCATCATGTCGCGCATGTATCGGAAGGCGCATCCTTACGATCCGAATAAGGAAGGCAATCCGATGATGAAGATGATGATGAAACAGATCAGGGCAACGGGTGGTGTCGTGCCCCCCTTCTCTCGCAAGGTCGGTATGGCGGCGCGGATGAAGAAGGGGATGAAGTAAGTTGCCCATCGAGCACAGCGGAAATCTCTCGTTCAATGCTGGTGCGATAGGGCGTGAGGCCATTGCGCGTATCGACGTTCCCAAGATGCGCATGGCTGCGGAGATACAGGAGAACCTGCTTCCGCGCGTTATAGGTCCGATGGTTTTTCGTCCAGGGACCGGGTATCTGTTCGGAACACAAGACAACCTTGACGCCTGCATTATCCCGTTCGTGTTTGACGTAAATACGACAGCGAGGATTGAGCTTACTGATTTCAGTATGCGGGTTATCGTTAATGATGTAGTGGTTGCCAGACCATCAGTCAGCACAGTTGTTACTAACGGGGATTTTGAAACTGACCTGACGGGTTGGACGGATCAGGATGAAGCTGGAGCGGTATCGGTTTGGGTGAGTGGCTATCTGGAGTTAACAGGAACCGGAAGCAATCGGGCAATACGAACTCAGGAGGTCACTGTTGGAGGTGGCGATATAGGGGTTGAGCACGCTCTGAGAGTTGTTATTAATGACGGACCTGTCGGCTTCATGGTTGGTTCAGCCGACCAGGAAGACGATTATGTTGCCGACTCGTTGCTGAAGACGGGTGAACACTCGCTGGCGTTCACGCCAACTGGCAACTTCTTCATTACCATTTATTCGGATGACCGGTCGAGGAAGCTTGTTTCATCCTGCACGATAGAAGCCGCAGGGGACATGACGCTGACTACGCCATGGTCAGCGGCCGACATGCGTCTGGTGCGCTATCACCAATCACTCGATGTCATTTATTGCGCTAAGGACGCGATTCAGCAGCGGCAGATAGAGCGCCGCTCTGTTGATATAGGCGACATGCGCTCGTGGTCGCTTGCACTCTACACAGCGGATGACGGGCCGTTCAGGACGCCTAACTTCACTGCTACGACGATAACTTCTTCCTTGACGACCGGGCATCCTACGCTCACAGCCAGCCGACATATCTGGCAGGAAGAGCATGTTGGGGCACTGTGGAGGCTCACACATACCGGCCAGACTGTCACAGCTATCGTGGGTGGAGATGACCAGTGGTCCGATCCTATCCGAATCTCGGGTGTCCATACAGACGGTCCTGATCCACGAACTATCGATGTTACAGTAAGCGGTGTTTTCGTCGCGACCATTACGATCCAAATCGCCTTTGGTGATCCCAGCGGTTGGTCTGACAGTGATCACACATACACTGCGCCGGCTACAGACAGGTTCCAGGACAAGCTCGACAACGAGATTGTCTATTACCGCATAGGTATTGTAGCTGGGGACTATACGTCAGGGTCTGCGACCGTGACGTTGATTAATGCCGGTGGCGTAACGGATGGAATTGTTCGTATCGATGATTTTATCTCCTCTACAGAGGTGCAGGGTCGCGTTATTAAAACGATTGGCAGCACTGAAGCCACATCGGACTGGGCGGAGGGAGAGTGGTCCGATTATCGAGGCTGGCCTGGGGCGGTTGTAATCGACGGTGGACGGCTTGTCTGGGGCTGGCAGGACCGTGTGTTCATGTCGGTGTCTGACGCCTATGAGAGCTACGATGACACGGTGGAGGGCGACGCCGGTCCTGTCATTCGTACTATCACCAACGGTTCGCGTGACGGCATCCTGTGGCTGGCGTCTGCTCAGAGACTGCTCGCCGGGACAGCGATGAACGAGCCGTCAATGCGCTCCAGCGCTCTTGACGAACCTATCACGCCAACGAAGTTCAATGCTCGGGATGCGTCGAGCCGTGGTTGCGCTCCTATCCAGGCGGTAGTGGTTGATGGAAGTGTAGTTTTTGTGCAGCGCGGCGAAGACAGGGCATTCATGCTCAACTGGCAGGCTGGAGCTACAGATTATACGTCAGAAAATATATGCCGCGCCAATGACGATATCTTATCTCCCGGTGTCACCGGGATGGCGGTACAGAGAAACCCGGATACACGCATATGGTTTTGCCTGGAGGATGGAACTGCGGCGGTTTTCACATTTGAGCCGGCTGACGAAGTTACTGCCTGGACTCCCATTATAACAAATGGCGAGATTGTCGATATCAGTGTTCTTCCAGGAACACCGGAGGATATCGTCTATTGGATTGTCAAGCGAACCGTTGACGGCGTAGATACGTATTTCCACGAACGGATGGCAACGCTTGATCAGGTTACGGGCGGGACTCTCTCACGAACGATGGATAGCTACGTTGTTTACGACGGCGCTCCGACAGCAACGGTTTCTATATCGCATCTTCCTCATAAAAGCATTGTTGTCTGGGCTGATGGAACACCAATTCTAAATTCACTTACCACTGATGGCTCCGGTAATGCTACGCTGGATAACGCTGTCAGCACGTATGTTGCCGGGTTGGCTTATCAGGGAAGGTTTCAGTCAGCTAAAAACGCAACTGGAACTGCACTGGGTATCCCTCTTGGATATCCACAGAAGCTCGATCATGTTGCGCTTATCATGCAGGATGTAACTCCGCAGGGTATCAGCATTGGAAGAAACTTTGATACCATGTTCAGACTGCCCAAGAAGCCGGCTGGCCCAACCATAGACGCGGATGATATTGTATCGGAATACGATTACCGTGGTGCTCCATTTGATGGTGGTTGGAGCACAGATGCCCGCGTGTGCGTTAAAATAGGATCGCCCCACTGCGGGAAGTTCCTGGCGATGGCAGTGAGTTGCCAGACTGGCGAGGCGAAGGTTGTCCCTCCTAGGCAGGGTTAGCTCCCGCAAGGCTACCGACGCAGACTTCTGTTCCTACTGGAACCGCCCGCCCCCGCGTGAGTGGCTGGCATGGATAGGCATGGTAGCTGAAGACCCGGACTGGGTAGATGCCTATAAACGCTACCAAGCCTTTGGTGGATTTTATTGGAGCCAACAGGGTGTAGCGATTGGTTTCTTCGACAAGCGGCGTGCATTGCCGGCGCTCTTTGTTCACCGTGAGGCACAAAGGTTTTTGAACATTCTTAAGGAAGTTGGTGAGCCGGTGACTTACACGATCTGTGATACCAATTTCAGGCTCGCTGCCAGATGGCTGACGGCTCTTGGTTTCTCGCGCGTCCCTGACCGCGAAGACGACCTTTGGATGAGGCGGTTTTAGATGGCATCATTAGGAGCCGTTCTTGCGCTTGGCAGCACTCTTATCGGCGGCGTTGGTGCGGTTGCGTCTGGTGCAAGCCAGGCTTCTGCCATGCGTGCGCAGGCCGATGCAGCAGAGCGGCAGAGCAAGGAGGTAGAGGCATCTGCACAGCGTGAAGCTATCCAACGACGGAAGGAGGCCAACCTTGTTCTATCGCGCCAGCAGGCGCTGGCGGCTTCGTCAGGCGGATCGGCTACTGACACGACGATTCTGAATCTTGCTGGCGATACGGCAGCGCAGGGGCAATACAACGTCTCGTCGGCTGTGGCAGAAGGGCAGGCGCAGGGCGCAGGGCTGCGCGATCAGGCAGCGATCTACCGGCAGAACGCGCGGCAGGCGATGCTGGGCGGGTTTATAGATGCAGGCGGCACGCTTCTCAGCGGGTTCAGCAGCTACATGAAGTATCGTCCATACGATCCTTATGCGACCAGCACGGCGATGCCGACGTTGCGGTATCCTGTTACGGGTGGAATTTAATGCCAGTTCTTCCTGGGCCGGACCAGCTTGGAACTTACAACGCGCGTCCTGCACGCGGTCAGCCCAGCTATCGAGCGTCCACGGTTGGCGGAGCGCTGGAAGGCTTCGGGCAGGCTCTTGGTGGTCTCGGCGCTACCATCATGCAGGACGAGGCGCAGCGGAAGAACGAGATAGACAAGACGGAGGCATTAGGCGTTCAGTCCAGGATTGCGCAGTTCGATGCCAACTGGACAAAGCAGTTCGAGGACCGGAAAGCCAGCGTCGCGCCAGGGGCTGCCGGGTTTTCTGATAGCTTTCTGGGGGACTACAGGAAAGCGGCAAGCGAGTTCATGGGCACGGTTCCTGTGCCCTTAAGACAGCAGGCGGACCTCAAGCTGGGGTCTATCGAGGATAGCTTCGCAACACCGCTGAATAATTTCCAGCGGACAGAATCCTTTCGTTACGGTCAGGAGAAGGTGACGGACGGGCTTAACACGATGCTGACTAGATTGGCGCGTGACCCGGCGCAGTCGCCCCAGATTGAGAAGGAGGGGATAGACCTTATCAATTCCAACCCGGCATACTCTCCGGTTCAGCGGGATGAGGCTGTTCGTAAGTGGACGAGCGATCACCAGATTGCACGCTTCGATATTAACAGTAAGCTCAACGGAGCCGGTGAAGCAGCGAAGCTTGGCGTGACTCCGGGTGGGAATGTCGGATCGACGGGTTTCCTTGGAGCAATCGCGCGTGCAGAAGGAACGGCTGGACGCGGTGATTACAACACTGTGTTGGGGTATGGGCAGTACGGATCGCCTCGTAAGCCCTTAACAGACATGACGCTTGCTGAAGCGTATGCGTTTGGACGTGAGGTAAAATCTAAACACGGTTCGTCTTCTGCGCTGGGTCGCTACCAGATTGTCGGCACGACGATGCGCGAGTTCGCTGACCGTCTTGGGCTCGATTGGAACACCACGAAGTTTGATGAAAAGACACAGGATTTGCTGGCGACTGAAATCGCCAAGGTGCAGGGACTAGGAGCTTGGGAGGGGTTCAAGGGGCACCCAGGCGAAAAAGACATTGCTCGTCAATATCTTGCTCTTGGTGGTGGCGATACGGCAGAGCTTGATGCCAAGGTCGCGGCTGCGAATCCCGGTATGAACCAGGGGCAAGGTCCGACGTTGGATGCGGCTGCTCGTTCTACGCCGGCTATCGAGACGGACCCAGGCTACGCCAAGCTCGACTACTTCACGCGCGTCAAGATGTACGACGATGCGATCAAGACGGATCAGAAGGAGTTTGCCGGTCAGGTAGCGGACTATTCGGCCTATCTCCGCAGCGGAGGCACGCCATCTGACGTTCCGCAGCAGGACAGCGGAGGAGCGCCGGGACAAGCCGATACACCACAGCCCGTCACTCCACAGGCGTTCAGTCTTCCAGTATGCAGCAGCGTTTAGGGCCTGAGACTGGGCAGAAGGTTTTCACCCAGCTTCAGCAGGACGCGGCGTTTGGGCAGGATGTTAGGAGCGTGCAGCTTGCCAGCCCGCAGGAGACACAGCAGGTTATCGCAGATAGGGCTGCGATGCTGGCTTCTCCAACTGAGTTCCGGGCGAATGCCGGCAATCTGGACACGCTTATGAGCGCGGTCGCTAGGCGTGATGCGGCTATCAAGCAGGACCCTGCGGTTTATACGCAGAAAGTTCCAGAGGTTCAGATCGCCTATCAGAGAATGCAGGCGGTTACGAGCAATCCGGCTGTTTCGCCTGCGGCTCAGCAGGTAGCGATAAAGCAGTATGCAGACGCAACGCTGGCAGTTCAGGAGCATCTAGGCGTTCCTCCCCAGGAGCAGCGTATTCTGCCTAAGCCGGTCGCGGCACAGATTGCCAGTCAGTTTAAGATGCAGCCGGAAGGCGGACAGAACTCTGCGGATCAGATGCGGGCGCTTGAAACTCAGTGGGGCGGCCAATGGCCGAAGGTATTTGAGCAGTTGGTAAAGGATGGTGATCTTCCTCCTGTGGCGACGGTCATTGGTTCGATGGATCGTCCAGAGCAGCAAGCTGCTGCTAACAGATTGGCAGAAGCCGCTTCCTTGGGTGTCAAGGCGTTGAAGGACTCGCTTGCGCCAACGCTTTCCAAGCAGGCCGAAGACGCGATCCCTGGCGTGTTATCTCAGTTCGCGCAAACCACTGGACCAACCGGCATACGTGCGCTGAACTCGGTGCAGGAAGCAGTTAATTTGTTAGCACTGGCTTACATGCATGACAGCGGCGCGACGGATGCAGGCGCTTCTGTCGAGCGTGCCTATAACGATATCATCACTAAAAAGTATGACATCGTTGGGACGTATCGCACACCAAAGGGCATAGGGGACATCGTTAGCCGTGGTGCGTCCGACGCGATGAATAGACTGACTGGACCGTTTCAGATCGAGCAGTTAGCTACTACTGCCGGGTTTGGCGAGCCTCTGACGCCAGCGCAGCTACAGAGCGAGTATCTGCAATCCATTCAATCTCGTGGGTTCTGGGTGACGAATCCTGATGAGACTGGCTTGGACCTTTATAACGAGCAATGGCATGTGGTGAAGCACATGGACGGTGCGCCTGTCTCTATGACATGGCAAGAGCTGTCAGATGCGGGCGCGGGTGTCCCTCCGTCTGTGCCGTATCTTCCGAGTGCCAGGACCGGCAAGACGAATCTTCCCTATCTACCTTATGGCGGATAGCAGTGCCTATCTTCACTGACCGGCGCGAGGGCACAACTTATATTGAAACTTTAACTGCGCCCGGCAGTGAGGTGCTGGGCCTGGACGTGGCTGGCAC